ACCCGAGCGGCTGGATAAAATAGAGGAACGTTTAAAGGGTGTTGAGTACGAGGTTAAAACTAATGGAGGCTCAAGTATTAAAGACGCAGTGAAGCGTATTGAGGACCATCTTTACTCTATAAAGTAGCGCACCCCCAGCTAGGACGGTAACCGGGGGTGCAATAAATTCTATCACAGGGGTTTTGGTTGAAGTAAGCCCTTAGTTTCAAAGTAATAGTACCCGTGGTTGTAGGCGTCTACGTCGTGGCTTTTGGAGTGGTTGCTGGGTCGTTTAACCCCGCTGTGTAAAGCCGCGACTGTTAGGACGTTGGCAGGCTGTAAAAAGAATTTTGCTCCGACACGTCTGGCATAAGCCTTGAGTGCGCCTATAATTTGTACAGCAACAAACCTGCTGCCTGTCTGCACCATTTGTTTGCCTTGCCTTAGGCGGTAGTCTTCGCACACGACAGCCGTTACATTCTCTAATATTTCTAATTTGTCGAGTAGCTCGTCCTGAGTGAGTGCTTCACGTTCAACAAATTCGCCCGCGTCGCTCCAATAAGCAATGCCCGTAGTTTCTCCGGGATCAACACTGATTACCACAAGTGACCTTTGTTATCGAGGCAATGGTTTGCTGCCATTTCTTCTTCACTGTCAATGTATTTGCAATGAGGGCATTCGTAAGTAATTACTATCATTATCCGTCCTCCTCAGGAACCCAGCTATCTACCTCTACTGCAAATCGAACATCAAAGTTGACATCGCCCGTCACCGAGTTTACGTCTTCCATTGTTGTCCGTATCTTATTCATGTATTGGGGTACTGCGGATTCCTTAACTTCAAATGTAATGGAGTCGTGGACTTGAAGCAACATACGACAGTCAGGTCCTTCCAATTCTTTAAAACATTTGACCATGATCCGTTCAACAATGTCAGCTGCTCCTCCTTGGATAACACTGTTCATTGCTTTGTATCCGTCGTTACGGTTTTCAAAGTGTCGTTCTCTACCGGTCCATATTTTGATTCTCCCTGACTGTTCTACTTTGGCTGTGCATCGTTCGTTGAATTGGCGAAAGTTTGGGTAGGTGGTGAAATAGTTTTGCCTGATCGCTTTTGATTCGGCTTTGGTGACGTTGAAGGCGTCCATGAGTCTTTGCTCACCGGCACCGTATTGCATTGAGTACACAAGTGTTTTGGTTTCGTGGCGTGACATGCCTAATTGTTTTGACATCTCTGTGAAGATGTCCCTGCCCTCGTTGAATACTGTTTTGAGTTCTTCTTCTCCTGCGTAGGCTGTGGCTAGGCGTAGTTCGAGTTGGCTGAAGTCTGCGTTGATTAGTTCCCAGCCTGGTTCGGGAATAAAACAGTCTTTAACTTTTCCGTTCCATGGTTTGTCGGATGATTTGGGTATTTGCTGCAAATTGGGTTCGGCGCAAGAAAGACGCCCCGTAGCAGTCCCGTGGAGGCGATAACTGCACCTAAGTCGACCATCCACATCAAGTAGGTCAAGATAGGGCCTGTACGCGGCGCTGACGGCTTTTTGCCAACCTCTGAACTCTTTTATTTGCTTCGCAACAGGGTTTTCGAGCTTTTCCAGCATCGAATCGTAAGCTAACATGGCTTGTTTGTCGAAACTAGGTGCCCCCGTTTTGACGCTACTCTTTACAACCGGTAACCCCAAGTCATCAATAAGGAGCTTTTTCATCTGCTTTGGACTAGCCGGGTTGATCCCCAAGCTTTTTTCTATCCGAGCCATGTGCTCTTCCCCCAGTTGTACATACTTCTGGGCAAGTTGTACATCAATATTTACACCGTGTCTTTTCATCGACAGGAGCACACGTACAAGATCTTGTTTGTGGGGCCAGATTTCTTCGGGTAGTTCTTTCCATTGCGGCATTTGTTTAAGTAGGTCCCACAGCCTCCAGGTTAGTTCGGCGTCCCTGACGGCATAATCCCACATCATCTGCCAAGTGGTATTTTCCCAACCTGTTTTCTTTTCTTTATCGATGGCGAGGTCTTTGACTTTGCCTTCGTCTTTTAGGTAAAACTGTGCAAGAGAATCTAAGCCTTTGTTGTATGGTTTGTTTTCGTTGATAAGGTGGGCAACTGTCGGAACGTCAATAAAATATAGTTCTGAAGCTATAATCCCAATTGTTTCAAGCGACAGCAGATCAAACTGTGCATTACAAAAAACAAGTACAGTGCCGGGCCGCTCAAGCACATACTTTAGTTTGTCTAAAGTTGATTTGCTGACATTCTCACCAACTTTATGCTGGACCGGGAAGTAATGGCTGATGGGGTTACCGTCGATCACAGTGGCAATACTGACACCGATGCACACGTGTTCTTTACTGGCAACACTTAAGCCTGTTGTTTCAGTATCTACTGCTATTACTGCGTCGGGGTTGTCGTATAAAACTTGTAAAACTTTGAGGCTTTCCTCCTCTATGTCATCAAAGTTCAAAGTCGTTGTCCTTTGCAAATTGGTTGAACACTTTACCCATGTCTGTCGAGAAGCTCAGGTTTTCAGGGTTGCGAGTAATTGTAAACGGTTCAAAGGTTGGTCCGAGCCGGTTCTTGAGGGTGTCTACTTGCAGCAGGTTGCCTTCAATTACTTTTAACGACATTACGAAGTCAACGTCAGTGGTGATATAAGTACTACCATAAACGTCCGACAGTTCCACGCCTTTCTTTTGACCATCGTTTGCTTTCTTGCGGTTGTGGTGAATCATCACCATGGCGCAAGAGTATTTGGCTCGGACAGTTGCGAGGTAGTGGATGAGGTTCTTGACTGCTTGTTCGTCGGTTAGTTCTTTAGAGCTAATCTTCTGTAACGAATCGATAACGAGAATGTCTGGCATGTGATCGTTCATTATCTGGTCAAAGAAAATTTGACCCTCGGGCGTGTCGAGATTGATTGGTGTGCCAAAGGGTGCCACAAGGAAGTTACGGTTCAGGGTGTTTTTATCCTCATATCCCTCACCAATAGTCGCCATAAAATGATTCAATGGGGCTGCTGACATCTCCAACGACAGAAACAACACCTTCTTATTACCCGCAACGTTGTTCCAGGTAAGAAACTTCTTCTCCCCTAAAGCCATGTGCGCCCCAAGAGCGATAGATAACTGCGTCTTGCCTGTCCCAGGGTACCCAGCGATCAAACCGAAGCCACCTTGGGCCAGGAGCCCGTCTAGGACCCATTCAATCTTGAACTCTGCATCAACAAAGTCTTGGTAACCATAAACCAGCTTCGACTCCCCCATCACAGGAGCCGTCTGATTAGCTGAACTTATCAGTTTAGTGAGGTCAACATTCTCCAACGAATTGTAACCATGCTTCTGTCGGGCACGATTCACGAAGTCAGTAAGCCTACGGTCCCGGTCACGGCGATGCTTATACTTACCCCAACGGTCATCAGCATCATAAAGAATCGCAGCAATCTGATCGTCCTGCCAACCCATCTCAGCCCCCAGATGGGCCAGCTCCGACATAGCAGCCGAACGATCCTTCTTAGGCGGCCCAGAAAAGTACTTGGCATCGCGGTTGAACTTGTCTGCCAGCTCGGGCGTCCACTTAGCCAGTGTTCGCACATCCTCCAACGACGGAAGCTCACCAAAAACTAGATCAGTACTAACAATCTTTCGTGCCGAGGGCACATGAGCAAAGTCCTCAAGACTATAACGGCTCTTCACGTTCCCACTCCTTCACAATCACGGGCATATTGCGTTTGTGATTAGTGGTACGAATGGGTCGAAGTATTTGATCTGCGTCCCAGCCTGACGTATCAGCGTGCATCACATAGGCTAATGCCCTGTTTTTATCTTCCAGCTCTTCAATATCCGACACAAACTCGTCCAGCTTCCAGTAGCAGTGCTCATGCCCTTCAATGGACGACTGAACAATCAATGTTGGCGGCGGTATAAAAATACTGCCTTCCTCCTCTTCTTGCGCCCACTCTTTTGGTGCGTTGCCGTCAAAGTCTACCCACAACATCCAACTACCCAACACGTTCTCTTTGGCTGGGTTAGCCGCCTTGAACAAAGCAGGTGAATAAAACACATTAGCTTTAATAGCAGACCACTTGAGGGTGTGTCGGATTACGCCTTCGCGTTGCCGAGGCCACTCAAACATGTACGGGGTCCACTTACCCTCATGCTCGACAGGCAAGTACACAAACGTAATTGTTTCCACAGTAGGGTTTTCACCCCAAATGTAGTTATAGAACTCTCTCAGTTCCGATGTTGCGTCAGTCATATCATCCGTCCTTGGTGGAGTGTGGCCCCGGAGTAAAGAGAGGTAAAACCTCCGGGGCCACTGCCCGCCGAGCTAGTTAAGCGAAGGGGTTACTAGCTGCGGTCTGGCGGGCTTTCTTCTGCGCCGGCTGGGGAGCAGCAGAAGTTTCGGTGATCTTCACGTTCTTGATGTTCTGAAACATCTTACCAGCGTTCTTGCCCTTACCAGCGTTGGAATACAACTGGAGGGTTCCACGAAGACCAATCAGGTCGTCACGATCAATGTCGTTGACGGCGGCACGCTCGACACCAAGGTCCAGCAGGCGGGCAACATAGTAGCCAAGCTTCTGGCGTTCCTTGTCCGTGATGTTCTCGGGGTCGGCGGGAAGTTCAAAGAGTTCGCTCTTCTTCTTGCCCTCTTCACCTACGAGGTACTCGATGATGACCCATGATCGGTCAGGGTAAGCTTGGCTTCCCTGCTTGACATAGACATCTCCGACAGTCATCTCATAGATCCCGTCCTCAAGGTCATACGATGGTGCTTCAATTTCGGAAGTATCAATTCCGTAATCATCCAACATTCCCATTTTTTTATCCTTTTCAGTGTTATCAGTTAGTTTCGCCTACAAATGCGGGCTCGTCTTCTTCAGTATAACCTTCAGCAACGGGCACGCCTTCGTCAGGCAGTTCATCTGAAGCCAAGGTTTTGGCTTCAGCTACAACACCCACAGAATCATTGCTCAGCCAGTCACTGACTACAGCAATAAACTCTTCGGGTGAAGTCATAAGGGGCAGCCCACCAATGCGTGATTTCGCATCGACAAGTGCCGAGGGGTGCGACTGCACCTGGCGTTCGTAAGAAGTGTTCTTACCAATGCCTTTGATCTCGGTGGTAACGTGTGCCGTTACGTGCATGAGCTTCTGTAGCCCATCACCGTTCTTAGGGGAGAAGCCAGGCTTGATGACCTTCATCTTGCGGTGGTCCACGATCTCCCGCTCATGTGCGATAAGAATAACGTGTACCCCAGACAAGTTTTGAAACATCTCCAAAGCCTTGCGGCAGGCGTCACCGAGGGGCATGTACAAGCGAGCATCCAACACACCTGTTGGAATCTCATCACTTGTAGCGCCCACATCTTCACGATAAAGCTCATCCAACAGCATGTCTGCCGCAGTCGAGTACTCATCGATGACGACAGCTCCCACTTTGTCTAAGCCGTTCTCACCCTTGGCTATTGCATTGGCAAGGACAGCGAAATCGGCAAACTTTTTATAGTTCATCCGTACCACATCAGATAACAATCCTTCGTGGTTTTGCAGTGATACCCAACCTTCTTTGGTGTCGATGTACAACACCTTCTGACCGGGCCCCACAATTTGTTTTGCCAGAGCGACAGATAGGACAGTTTTGCCAGTT